CTTGGAATTGAGTTTGATCGTAGCAGAGTACATGATACTATGCTACTACACTACGTACTTGATGAAAACGATACTCATGGCTTAAAACCACTAGCACTTAAGTACACAGACTATGGTGACTACGACAGTGAACTAGATTCCTTTAAAAAGGATTACTGTAACACGCATGGTATGCTGCAAGATGACTTTAGCTATGACTTGATTCCTTTTGACATTATTTCGCAATACGCTAGTATTGATACTGCCGTTACTTTTGACTTATTTAATAAGTTCTGGCCTATTGTACAAAAGAACGATAAGTTTAGATCAGTATATGAAAACTTATTGATTAAGGGTACGCTGTTCTTAATGGACATGGAAGAAGTAGGAATACCTATTAGCCGTGAACGTATGGAAGCTGCAAACATTTACTTAAATGAAAAGATTCAAGAAGCAAAAGAAACTATCTATACTTTTGATGAAGTAAAACAGTTTGAGCAAGACCAAGGCAAGATCTTTAATCCTAACTCTGTACTTCAACTAAGAACAATCTTATTTGATTACCTTAAATTAAAGCACACTGGTAAAAAGACTGCAACTGGTGCAATTTCTACAGATGCAGAAGTGCTTGAAGAACTTAGTGAACAACACCGTTTACCTGCAGCTATTTTAAATGTACGTAAACTAGGTAAAATTCAGAATACTTATATACAAAAAATTCTTCCAGAATTGGACAAAGATGATAGAATTCGTACTAACTTTAACCTTATTTTTACCACATCTGGCAGGCTTTCTAGTAGCGGTAAGTTTAATGCCCAGCAGATACCGCGAGATGATCCAATTATTAAAGGATGCATCCGAGCTCCACTTGGCTATAAAATTGTAAGTCAAGACTTGGCTACAGCAGAAATGTATTATGCTGCTGTGCTAAGCGGCGATACAAACTTGCAACAAGTTTTTATTTCAAAAGGCGACTTTCACTCAACTATTGCTAAAATGGTGTTTGATTTAGTTTGCAAAGTAGAAGACGTTAAAAAACTATTTGGCGATAAGCGTCAAAGTGCTAAAGCAATTTCTTTTGGAATTTTATATGGTAGTGGACCACAAAAAGTATCAGACACAGTATCAAAAGCAACAGGAGAAACTTATGGTGTTGACAGGGCTAAAGAAGATATTAAATCTTATTTTACAAAATTTAGTGGACTTAAAAATTGGCTTAATTCTCGCAAAGAGTTTATTCAAGAAAATGGCTATACTTATAGTTTTTTTGGTCGCAAGCGTAGGTTGCCTAATGTGTTTAGCACAGACAAAGGTATTGCCGCCCACGAGGTTAGGTCAGGCATCAATTCAGAGATCCAATCTATCGCTAGTGATGTAAACTTGCTGGCTGCAATAGATACTGCTAATGAAGTGTCTGCTAAGGGTTTAGACGCTAAAATATTTATGCTTGTACACGACTCTATTGTTGCACTAGTAAAAGACGAGTGCGTAGAAGAATATTGTGAAATCTTAAAGCGTAATACACAAAAAGATCGTGGTTGCTCTATAAAAGGCTGCCCTATTGGAGTAGATCAAGACATTGGTCAAGATTACTCCTTTGATAAGTTTGAAGGGTACTATGAACTTAGAGAAAATAGTTTGGCCCGTATTTAGACTAGGCGAAAAAACTCCACAAATAGAAGATGGCATAACGTACTATGCTACTGAGTATGAAGATTTAGATACTGGTATGCATAGTGCTGTTATGCGAATAGTTGACGATAAAAGTATAAACAAAGAAACCCTAAGCCGCAGAAGGTTACAGCTTTTAGTTGACGGCGTAAAACTTTTTCCTATTAATAAAGCAGTATACTTTCTAGGTGATTTACTAAAATTAGCTAAAAACACTACTTGGTTTATTGATAGCTACGGAGTAGTATTTCAATATAAAAAAAGCAAACGAGTTAAACTACTAGTTAGAGAAATAACTCAAGTATTTCCTACTAACGGTTTAGGTGCTGTTATAGAGCTTAAAGAAATACCACAAAGATTTAAAACTGCTTTTAAGCCAAACGATGACGATAGATATGCCGCTGTGCTGTACTCAAACCACTCTTATATATTATATGGCCTATACAAAGACAAACCAAAAGAAAGCTGGAGATTAATCTAATGGCTAAAGCTATAATATCTAATCGTATATACATGGATAACCCAGGTGTAGAAGAAACTAAAACTATACTTAAAGCCCTAACTTATAAAATAAACAAAGATACTGGGTCTAAAAAGTTTTCCACAGTAGAAACAATTAAAAATTATAGGTTACTACCACGCGGTATTTTATCTATTCCACAGGGCAGACATGATTTAATTCCCACAGAATATGAAATCACAGATAAAAGAATTTTTGTACCCGTTCCTTTTCCAAACCCAAAATTCCCGCTTAGACCAGAACAGCAAATTGTTTTTGACGAAATTTCAGACACAGTTTTTATCAATGCTCTTGTTGGATGGGGAAAGACTTTTACAGCCCTACACCTTGCACACAAGTTTGGGCAAAAAACACTGGTTATTACCCACACCGCAGCCCTCAGAGATCAGTGGTGTGAAGAAGTTGAGGTTTTATTTGGACATAGACCTGGAATTATTGGCGGTGGACAAGTTGACCACGAAGACCACTTTATAACAGTTGCCAATATTCAAACACTAGTCAAATACACTAGTCAACTTGCCAAAGAGTTTGGTACTATTATCTTAGATGAAGCCCACCACTGTCCTGCCAGTACATTTGCATCAACTATTGACAGCTTTCATGCCAGATATAGAGTTGCGCTGTCGGGCACAATGATTCGCAAAGATCAAAAACACGTTGTGTTTCGAGACTACTTTGGAGATCATGTAGTTAAACCACCTCAGTCTAATACTCTTACCCCTCAGGTCAAGATTATAAAACCAGGAATTATATTAAAACCCAATGCAACTTGGGTAGAAAAAATTAATCATCTTACACAAGACGATGATTATCGTCGCTTTATTGCAAGTGTTGCTTTGACTCAAATGGAGGTAGGCCACAGAGTACTAGTAATTGCAGATCGTGTAGAATTTTTAGAAAAGGTTTCAGAATATGTTGGTGACGAAAGTGTGCTGGTTGTTGGCGGGTCAGAACTTGAAGAGCGTCAACTTGCCAAAGAACAGCTACTTAGTGGAGAAAAAAAGTGTGTTTGCGGCTCAAGACAAATATTCTCAGAAGGCATATCTATTAACTCGTTGTCCTGTGTAATTTTAGCAGTACCAATGAGTAATGATAGTTTACTAGAACAAATTGTAGGCCGAATACAGCGTATTCATGAAGAAAAACTTACACCTTTAGTAATAGATATACATTTTTCAGGCTATGCTGACAAAAAACAAAATAATGATAGGCTTGGTCTTTATATGCGTAAAGGCTGGGAGATTGTTACAGTTTGATAAAAAATTCACTTGTCAAGAAATCCTTAAAGTGGTATAATATTAACTATAGAATGGCATACAATGACTACTCTATTTTTCAACATATTAGTCTTAGAACAAGAAACCTCTTGTAACCCAGACTATATGATGCAAGCTCTTTATTTTTATTGGCAAAATAAAACATTACCTAAAACAAAATATAGTGTTTACAAGCCTTTACAAAAATCACTAGCAGGCAGTAGTTTCTTATTAAATCCAAAAGACTTTTTTAAAGATAAAACTACAGATATTCGGTATTTAGCTCAATATCTAAGATTATGTGGTCGCAGAGACTATCAGCTATATAAACTACACCACATTAAATACTTAGATCTAAGCTATTTTACTGATTTAAACTTAAACGCATTGGAAACTAACCCATTGCTAGAAATTACAAACAAACAAATTAAATTCAAATACGAGGAATTAACAAATGGCAATTAGCTTTAAAAATACTAAAGGCAAAGCACAATCAAACAAGGTTGAAGCCTTTGAGTACAAAGACGGAGAAAACTCAGTACGATTAATTGGTGGTATTCTTCCACGATATATTTACTGGTTAAAAGGCACTAATAACAAAGATATTCCTATCGAGTGCTTGGCATTTAGCCGTGAAAAAGAAAAATTTGATAATCTTGAAAAAGATCACGTTCAAGAGTTCTATCCTGAAGCTAAGTGTGCTTGGAGTTACTCAATTAACTGTATTGACCCAAAAGATGGTAAAGTCAAGGCTCTTAACTTAAAGAAAAAATTGTTTGAGCAAATTATGGCAGCCGCAGAAGATTTGGGCGATCCTACCGACTTTGATACAGGCTGGGATGTAGTGTTTAAACGCACTAAAACAGGTCCGCTGGCGTTTAACGTTGAGTATCAGCTACAAGTTTTGCGTTGCAAACCACGTAAACTTTCCGAAGCAGAACGTGAATTAGCCAATGCTGAAAAAACTATTGATGAAAAATACCCACGTCCTACAGAAGCTGAAGTACTAGCATTACTGCAAAAAATTAGTTCTGGTACTGACGAAGATGGTCAGTCAGAATCTGAAAAAGAAGCAGTCAAAGATTTAGTAGAATAAATAACACAGGCCTGGTAAACTTATAGCTTACCAGGCTTTTTTGTCTGAAAAATAATGAATATACTTTTTACAGCGGATGTGCACATAAAGCTAGGTCAAAAAAACGTACCTATAGAGTGGGCAAAAAACCGATTTAATATGCTTTGGGAACAGCTCAAAGAACAACAAAAACAATGTGATTTGTTTGTTGTAGGTGGTGATATATTTGATAAACTTCCTAATATGGAAGAACTAGAAACTTACTTTGATTTTGTTTCTAGTTGCCAAGTGGAAACTATAATTTATGCAGGTAATCACGAAGCCGTTAAAAAAGACACAACTTTTTTATCAAATTTAAAAATTGTGACAAGTCGCCTTAATCCTTTAGTTAGAATTGTAGACGACTTTTATACGTATAAAGGCGTTGATTTTATCCCGTATAATAAGCTAAAAGAACTTGAAAAAACGGAATTTAGTTTTGCCAAAAAAGTTTTATGTACCCACGTAAGGGGAGAAATTCCTCCTCATGTTAAGCCTGAGATTGATCTTGATGTATTTAATAAATGGGAAGTGGTCCTCGCTGGCGATCTACATTCTTATGATAATTGTCAGCGTAACATTTTATATCCTGGAAGTCCTATTACTACCAGCTTCCATCGTAATTTAGTAGATACTGGTACAATATTATTTGATACTACCACTATGGAACATAAGTGGCTGAAACTAGAATTACCTCAATTAATTCGTAAAACTGTTGGTGTACATGACGAAAAAATAGCTACTCAGTATCATCATACAATGTATGAAATTGAGGGCGATATGCAAGAGCTAGCAGAGTTAGAAAACTCTGATTTAATAGATAAAAAGGTTATAAAACGAGCCACAGATTCAGCACTAATCTTAGACCCTACTATGAGCTTATCGGAAGAAGTTTCCGAATATTTAACATTTATATTACAACTACCACAACCAACAGTAGAAAACGTACTAAAGGAAATGCAAAATTATGCAGACAGATTTGAACAATAAAATTGCAGTAGTATGGTCTCAACCTAACTGCCCTGCTTGCGAACAAGCAAAAGCTTTACTTGATTCTAGAGGTATAGGATACGAAGTAAAAACTCTAAATGTAGACATTACTAAAGAAGAGTTCTTTGCTCGTCTACCTGGTGCACGCTCAGTGCCACAAATATTTCTTAATGACGAGCATATTGGTGGACTAGCAGAACTAACAAATATACTAAGATAAAAATATGCAAAAACTAAAAAATTTACTAAAACTTATTACAGAAGTTGTAAACGAAGCGCGTCAAGGAATAAGATTTTCTAAATCAAAAGGAATTGGTAGATGATTACACTAAAAGCATTACGTTGGTCTAATGCCTTTAGTTATGGCAAAGATAATGCCGTATGTTTTACTAGTAGCCCATTAACCCAATTAGTTGGAAAAAACGGTCACGGTAAATCAAGTATTGCCCTAATTCTAGAAGAAGTGTTGTTTAATAAAAACAGCAAAGGCATTAAAAAAGCCGACATACTTAACCGTTATACCAAAGACAAAAGCTATACAATAGAACTAGACTTTGACAAAGAAGGTGTAGAGTATCAAATTAAAACTACCCGTGGAGCTACGCAAGCTGTTAAACTATTTAAATTTAACAGTGACATTTCTGCACATACTGCCACAGCAACATATAAAATGATTGAAGATATTATAGGTTTTGATCATAAAACCTTTGCACAAATTGTGTATCAATCAAATGCCAGTAGTTTAGAATTTTTAACTGCGCCAGACACGGCTAGAAAAAAGTTCCTTATAGAATTACTTAACTTAGGCAAGTATACTAAGGCACAAGAAGTGTTTAAAGAAGTAGCTAATGATCTTAATAAAAATATTGTAGCAGTTGACACACAAGTAAAAACAATTAATAGTTGGTTGGATAAGTACAGTAGTACTAACCTAACGCAAAAACCAATAATAGAAGTACCAGAGCTAGATGAAACATTAATTACTGAACAAGCCAACATTGAAAGTAAACTAAAAACTCTAGAACAAACCAATAAAAAAATTACAACAAATAATACTTATAAACAAATACAAAATAATTTAAAAGTATTTCCTATACCACAAAAACCTAGTGTTGTTGATAGTACAATAAAAACTAATGCACAGTTAGCTAATACTGAACAAATAGAATTAAATAAAACTATCAGAGATTCCCAAACTTTTGTAACAAAAATGAATGGATTGTCTGGCACTTGTCCTACTTGTTTGCAGACTATTGATGAATCTAAAATTGCAAGTTTACTAGCAGAGCAAGAAGACTTGCAGCAAAAAGCTAAAACTAGAAAAGAACAAGCTGATAAAATTATATTAGAGTATAATACTCAGCAGCAAGAGTACAAAA